CCCAAATTTTCGAGCAGCACCCATAATGTTTGACGATGTCCGTCTAATGATTCTTTCGGGGTTTTCAAGATCAATGGTCAGGGTTCTTATTGGTTTCATCCTTGACAGGGTAAATGGATGAATGCCAAAAGAACTACAAATCGCAATCTGTCTAGCAAGCATCGTTTTACCAACGCCTTCCGCAGCCACAACAATCACGCGCTCGCCACGCTCAAGAACATTTGGAATGACCCAATCGTATTCATCGTTTGCGTTCTCGAGAAGAAAATCCGACCAATTCACGAGTCTTCCTCGGTCAATTTGATCTTCGTGCCCAAAAGAATTTATCAATAAAGATGCTTTTGATAAGCGGACTGTTTCGCTTATGTCAATTCTGGTTAAAAGTTTTGAGAGTTGTTCAGCCAAAGAGTCCAAGGGTGTCGTGGCTTGAATTATTGCGTCGGTTTGTTCCTCTTCTTCTTCGTGTTCAACTTCGCCACTTAAAGGTTCTGCGTTTTTGAGTTCAATTAAGTCATCAAGCCTTTTGCCGGCGCCAAGTAATTCTGAAACATCTTTAAAATTGTTGGGTGGGACCCAAGAAATAACAGTGCATCCGTTTTTTTCTAAAGTTTTTGCAACCGTTTGAGCATGTTGTCTTCCGACAATATCGTTGTCGGCGACTATCCATACTTGAGCCCCCTCAAGAGCACGAGTGTGGATATCTAGCCATTTACCAGCACCGTTAGGTGGTGTGGTGGCACAGAATCCCAACTTAGAGATATTGTCGGCATCTTTTTCGCCCTCCACAAGCCAAATTATTTCGCTGTTTTTTTTCGCCTCAATTATCTCTGGTAATTTATAAAGAATCTTTGGTGTGTCGTCTAGGGAAAAAATATACTTTCCCGGGTTCGCTGGATCGGGTCTTCTTTGACGGAAAGTTTTTTTACCCCATTGATCAACGAATCGCTGTTTTTGAAACAACAATTCACCATTTTCGTTTCGATAATCGTATGTGGCGACCAACGATAGTTTTCGTTCTTCTTTTCTCGGAGGGTATAAATCAGTGACCTTTAGACCCACTGCTTGGCAGATCTCAACGATTGAACAACCTTGACCCCTGTGGCAAGTAGCAAGCACCTTGTCGTCTTGCCCGAGAGCAATAGACAAAGATGGGTTATTGTCGTCGTTGCGACAGGGACATCTTGCTTCCCAGCCATTACTAGACGAACGAACGCCGTTTAGTTTGGATAAAAATCTATCTACATGAGCGGGGACGGAAACATTAGTCATTTAGAGATTCTAATCTTCTGACCATTCTGTCAACCCGACCACTGCTCACCGAACGCCTCACAGAGTGAGACGACTTACGGTCAGCGGGTAAATGAATATTTTTTTGCCTTCTGAGGATTTCTCTTTCAACTTCGTTTTTGCCGCCCCAAAGTCCGAGGGGTTCAAAATGAAGCGAGTACTCCAAACAACCATCAACAACTTCACATTCCCGACATATCTGTCTTGCGGTTTCTGTCTGTAATGGTTTACGGTGACGAGGCGGAAGATTCGGGTAGAACAGGGTTATATCTTTTCCCCTGCAAGCCGCTTTTGCCGTGTCAAAAAAATCTTTGATACCCAATAATTCCATTTTGCCCCCAAAAGATGGTTGGTTCTTTCGTGGCTAACGATACACCGATATTGATAAAACATCAAACGTTTTTTTGGTATTTTCCAATCTTTTTTGCAAGTTCAATATCTAGAAAAATTGTTACATAGTTGACACGAAGAATATTGTCTTCGCCGACCTCAGATATCACTTCAACACTGTCCTGTGGACAACCTATTGCGCTAGCAATCCCTGCACGCAATTGAGCAACATTGACTTCCTCATTGATTGAGTCATCATAAAAGTCCCACACTTCTTCGAGTGTCGGTGGTTGAATAATGGTTAACGCTTTGAGTTCTCTGCCCTTTTCTTCACCAATCACACACCAAGTGCACGCAATTTTTGGGGCCGTTGACGCTCGTTTGCGAACTTCTATATGCCCACACTCAAGTTTATGATAATAAGAAACATCACCCCAAGCCCCCTGTTTGTCAATAGAAACAATATTTTTTTGCGGAGCAGACTTTTTATTTATCACACATTTATTGTAGTAATGTTGCGACTGTGAAAAAAAATGTAATGGGTTTAGATCTCTCATTGACGAGCACGGGGGTAAGCGTCGGTGGGTCAACTCAGAGCATAAAGTCAAAAAATAGGGGCGCAAAACGCCTTATTGAAATTCGTGACGAAATCGTAAAAATCGCAAAAAACGAAAAAATAGAAATAGTCGCAATTGAAGGCTATTCGTATGCTTCTCAGTATTCTCAAGCCCACTCCATCGGGGAACTGGGTGGAGTCGTAAAAGTCGCCATGAAGGAATTGGGTCTTGCCATCGTCATAATTCCGCCGACATGCAGAGCCAAATTTGCTACGGGAAAAGGTAATTCAGGGAAAATAGAAGTCATGAGCGCCGTAGCACAGAAAACAGGGATAATGTTTACAGGTACTGATGGAAGCGACAAATGCGATGCATGGATACTTGAACAAATGACGCTTACATATTTGGGTTTTTCTGAATACGAATGGCGAAAAGAACAAATGCTCGGATTAGATAAATGTGATTTCAAGGAAATAGAAAAGGACAAAAATGGCTAGGTCGCAACCCATATCGCAGGTAGAAATTGAATCGGAGATTATGCGCTTGTTGAGTATTCTTGAAGAAGAAACCGAGGCATTCGAAGTTCTCGCAGTAGATGCGGCAAAAAAAGATGCACTCATGAAAGGCAACTGGGCTAAAGAATATCTAGCCGCCAAAGGAAGCATCAAAGAACGGGAAGCATGGGCAGACTACAAACTTTCCGACGAGGCATATTCATATAAGATTAGCGAAGCGTTAGTTAAATCTAAAAGAGAAAAACTTTTAACCGTGCGAACATCGTTGGACGCACTCAGAACATTGAACGCCAATGTTCGTGTACAAACAGGATTATAAATGTCTAATATTCACAAAAACATTGAGCACTTGGCTGTTCCGCTCTCAGAACTTGTTCACCTAGAGAACAACCCAAGAAAAGGCAACATAGACGCAATTGTCGCCTCATACAAAGAATTCGGTCAAGTAAAGCCGATCGTGATTAAAGACAATAAAGATGGAACTTCAACAATCATTGCAGGAAACCATCAATACGAAGCCGCTAAAAAACTTGGTTGGGATAAAATTGCTTGCGTCAAATTTGAAGGCGATACAGAAAGCGCTATTGCTTACGCCTTAGCCGACAACCGAACAAATGAACTCGGTACCACAGACAGCAACATGCTTTTTGAATTACTAGGAGAAGTCGGAGAACAATACGACACACTGATAGATGCGCTTGGCTGGGATCAATTTGATTTAGCCGCCATGGAAGGCGAATATTATCAAGAAGACGACACACCCTACGAAGCGCCAGTCATTCAACAAATAGCAACGACGGAATCATCAAGTAATCCAACCGCCATAAGCACTCAAATGGAGAACGGCGAAACAATGCTCACTGCGCCCAAAGGTACAGACATACAACAAGCAGTAACTCAAGGCGCACCATCTGTGGTGGCAAACGGTTCCAAAACCATAGTTCAATACACGCTCGTATTTGACAGCCCTGACCAGCAACGAAAATGGTACGACTTTATTCGCTGGCTGAAAACAGATCCCGGCACGGATGGAGATACGACAGCGGAGCGCGTACTTAATTTCGTTGACGCACACGCAAATTACTAATTTTATTTTTTAAGTCTCCCCGTTATAATATTTTTTGGGAGAAAACCCATAAAACTAGACTATTCAAGGTAAATTTATTTGATGAACAACACTCCAATCAATAATCCAGGTAGGTTTCTTCGTTATGGTTCGGGGGCGTACAAAATTTTGTGTTATGCGAGATTCAGAAGAAACGAAGCATTTTCTTCAAACGATTACAAGAGATTTGTTTTAAACAATATTGACCCCAAGAGATTAGATGAATCCCTCCACGCACTCACCGGATCGGGCTATTTAAAAAAATACAGGCTTGAAACCCCGTTTAGAACAAACGACTGTGGCTCCATAAGATATGTTTACGAAATCACCCCAAGTGGGCATCGTGCATTGGTGGTACTAGCCGAACAGCGTCGCAAAAAAGACAAACGAACACAAAAGCAGAATAACTCCAACAACGGACTCGTTCGTTGGCGCAGAAAACAACAATTATCTAAATTTTCTATACAGAATAAATAGGAGCAAGATGGAACCTGTCATAATAAAATTAGAAGCGTGGGAATATGAGCACGCCTGCGATGTCGGCATACGCAGATATACCGCCAACTGGGACAAACAAGACGCATCGCACTATCAAGACAAAACACGCCAAGAAGACAATAGAACCGCACAAGTGGCGTCGGCAGTCTGCGAACTAGCAGTAGCCAAACACACCAACCGTTACTGGTCAGGTCATGTATGGCACGCAAGTGAACACAACAAATATCGCCATATACCCGATGTCGGTCTCAACATAGAGGTTCGCAGGCTCCGAACAAGAGATTCCGCTGCAGTACGCAAGCATCAAAACAATATTGAAAAACTTGTTTTATGGGTCGCAAAACCCGTTATGCCCGAGTTGCGAGAGGTTCATCTATATGGGTGGATTAGGCAAACCGAAGCGTGGGAGATAGGCTCAGTGTCAGACTACGATTCAGAAAACACTCGTTTGATACATATCTCACAACTCAATACTCCAAATTACCTGTAACACCCTAAACTTATACATAATTGCAAGTTCAAACTTAAAACTAGATATAGAAAGGCAGATTAAGCCAATAATGACAAACATAAACGAAATTGATCAGAATAATTGTTGCGCATGCAACGAAAAAGTAGATATTGAAGGCGACTACGGATGGAGCAACGTCAAAGAAGACTACCTCTGTCTCGGGTGTCGTGAAAGCGACGAAGGTTCTGTGTCTACGGTTCAAATCGTAGATGCAGGTGTCGTAAAAAAATATTACATCGGGAACCATGTACGCATGACCGAGTTCGGTGATGATCTTTACGATCTTGATTTGACCATTGACAGACATTGGGTCAGTAGCGATGCGTGGCGCGGACATTACAACACCACCATCGATGGATGGACGGAAGTTTTAAACGGCTGGACAACAGGTGGGTGGGACGACCCGATTGCACAACGCAAAGTCACATTCAATGAATGGGCAGAACAAGTACTTAAGGGCGAAATAGTCCTTCCAGTAGCGGTGGCGATAATCGCAGACCCAACAAGCAATGTCTTTAGTATGGGTATCGGTGTTTTAACGCCAGACCCTGAAGCGTTCAAAAAATGGTTGGGAACCGAGTTCGGCGAACTTCATAAATCACTAACATAACAGTCCCTCGCTAGATAAACTAAACCGACAAACCATAACGGAGAAAAAAATGACAAAAATGAACTACTCGGGCAACCACTCCCGATACATCCCAAGCCACACAGAAAACGACAAATATCTTTCAGGAAAAGCCTACAAACCAAACCTCAACTCACCCGTCACCATCACCAAAGCAGACGGAACCAAAACAACCGAGAAAGCACTCACCCAACACCAAATAGACAACCTCAAAATAGAATACAAACCCAAACCCGGCACAAAAGCACACAAACGGATGCTTAGAAAACAAAAAATGGATGAAGGAAATCGCCGCGCGCAAAATTTAAAAACCGCCCC